GGTAGTGCGAACCTCGGTCTTTCGCTAGTTACAAAATCACATAACGCGTCAAAATGCTCATAACCATCAACCGATTGGCTGAACTGACGGGAATCCACCGGGATACCATCAGAAAACGCTGTTCGGAGCTGATACCGGAAGGCAAGCGTGGGGCCGAGGTGGAATCCACCCAGGCGTTAGGCATGATCTATGGCGTTGAGAACGACTTTGACTATGACGTGGAGAAAGCCCGCCTGACTCACCACCAGGCCAACATTGCGGGGCTTGAGGAAGAGATCAAGCGCAAGAACCTGATCCCGGCTGATGCGGTCCAGACGCATTGGGAGTCGATGATCGGCAACATGCGGGGGAAGCTGCTGAATCTACCCGGTCGGCTGGCTTCCAAAGTTGTCGGCACCGACACTCTGCAAGATGCCGAGCGCGAAGCCATGCTGCTGGTCCGTGAAGCCTTGGAGGAGGTGGCCAAAAGTGGCGTTCCTTGAGGTACTACACAAGGTCGCCAATGCCTCGGCACGGATTGCCACGCCGCCGCCGCTGCTGACCGTCGCGGATTGGGCCGATGAGTACCTGTTTCTGTCACCCGAAGATTCTGCCGAAGCGGGCAAGTACCGCACCGACCGCGCCCCCTATCAGCGCGAGATGCTGGAAGTCGTCAGCGATCCCAACATCAAGGAAGTCGTCTATTGCACCTCCAGCCAAATCGGCAAGACGCTGCTGAGTAAGTGCATCATCGGCTACCACATCCATCAAGATCCCGGACCCATCATCGTCATGCAGCCGACGGTGAAGATTGCCGAGACGTTCAGCAAAGACCGATTGTCGCCGATGGTGCGGGATACCCCCGTCCTCAAGCGACTGATTGCCGACCCGAAAAGCCGTAGCAGCGGCAACACCATCGACCATAAGACCTTTCCCGGTGGCCATATCACCATGATCGGGGCCAATGCGCCGTCTGATCTGGCCAGCCGACCCATTCGCATTGTGTTTGCCGATGAGGTGGACCGCTACCCGGTCAGTGCTGGCAGTGAAGGTGACCCGTTGTTTCTGGCACGTCAGCGGTCCGTCACTTTCTGGAACCGCAAGTTTGTGATGGCCTCAACGCCCACGATGGAAGGAGCCTCGCGGATCTGGCGCGAGTTCGAGCGCAGCGATATGCGCTACTTCTACCTGCCCTGTCCGCATTGCGGCGTTTTTCACACGCTGAAATGGCCGCAGATTGTGTGGGATGAAGGCGACGCCAGTTCAGCGCGTGCCGTGTGTCCTGAGTGCGGTTCCATCTATGAGAATGCCGACAAGCTGAAAATGCTGGCCGCAGGCGAATGGCGGGCGCATAACCAGAATCCGCGTGTGGCCGGGTTTCACATCAGCGCCCTGTACTCGCCCTGGCAAACCTTTGCCGATGTCGTTCAAGAATTTCTCGACAAGAAAGATCACCCGGAAACGCTGAAGACCTTCATCAACCTTCAGTTGGGCGAGTGTTTTGAAGACCGCACCGGCGAAAAGATAGACCAATCCGGCCTCATGGCACGGCGCGAACAATGGGACCACGTACCCGAGGACGTGGTACTGATAACCGCTGGCGTGGACGTGCAGGGCGACCGCCTGGAAGTCTCGATCATCGGTTACACCGCCAAAGACCAAAGCCGCGTGCTGCATCACCTCCGCCTATACGGCAATCCCGGTGAGCCGAAAATCTGGCAAACGCTGGATGACCTGCTGCTGCAACCGCTGATGACCGAAACCGGGGCGCTCATGTCGATTCGCGCCGCCTGTATCGACTCGGGCGGTCATCACACGCAGGAGGTTTACAAGTTCTGTGGCGAACGGGCCGGTCGTCGGGTCATGGCCATCAAGGGCAGGGCAGGGGCATTACCGATCTGGCCGACCAAACTCAGCCGCAAGAAACTCAAGCACGGCGCCAGCCTGCATATCATCGGCGTAGATACGGCCAAGGACGTGATTCATTCCAGCCTGTCCGTCATCGATCCTGATTTGCCCAAGTACGTGGCCTTTTCAGCAGGATTACCCGAGGACTATTTTGGCCAACTGGTGGCCGAGCGGCGGGTGCCCAAGGTCAACAAGTCGGGCTTTACCACCCGAACTTGGGTGAAGAAATCCGGCGACCGCAACGAGGCCTTGGACTGTTTCGTGTATGCCCTGGCGGCGTTGAAGATGCTGGAATCCATGAAGCCCAACCTTTTGCGCTTTGCCCGTCCGCAGTATTCCGCCCCCAAACCCAAAGCCACCCCCGACGCCGAGACAGCGCCACCCCGTCCACCCGCGACCAGACGCACATCGAGCGCCATTTTATGAAGATTGAGATTACGGCTGACAGCAAGGGCGTCCAAAGCTATTTTGAGAGCGTTGCCAAACGTCAGATGCCGTTTGCCTTGATGCGCACGATCAATGATCTGGCTTTCAAGGTGCGGGAAGACGTGCATCAGGCAATGGGCGGGGTTTTTGACCGGCCCAAACCCAACTTTACCCTGCGTTCCATCGTGGTTGAAAAAGCCACCAAGGGTCAACCATCGGCCTGGGTGGGTCTGCGCAAAGATGGCGGCTTCCGTCAATCACTCAGCCATCACTTCATGGGCGGTGACCGGCGATTCAAGAAGTTTGAGGGCTGGCTGCGAGCCATGAATGTCATCAGCACTGGCATCATTGCGGTGGCCACCGATAACGCCCGCAAAGACGCCTATGGCAACCAGGCATTAAGTGAGATTCGCGCCATCATGTCTGCATCGTGGCGCATGGATCGTGTCAGCAAGGGCTTCTCGGCCACCATTACCCGTGGCCGCGGCAAGCGAGCCGCCGCCATCGGCTATTTCATGATTCCGACGCGCAACCAGAAGGGGCTGGAACCCGGCGTGTATCGACGCATCCGCGCAGGCAAAGGCACCGCCGTGCAAATGGTCGTGGCGTTCGTCAAACCCGGCCAATACGACCGCGTGATTCAACTAGAGGAGATTGCCGCACGGGCTGGCGTGAATGTCAGCGCGACCTTCGCCAAGCATCTTCGTAATGCCATCGCTACTGACAAAGCCCTCAACCGCACCCTATCCCGCTAAGACACAATATGTTGTGTCTTATGGCTTGACAAAACACAATATGTAGTACAATGGCCCCTGAATCCTTCAGGAGCTTGCGATGAAAGCCATCCTAAACTTTGCCATCAGTTGGCTCATCACGCGGTACACCGACGACGCCCTTCAGCGGGCCGATGTTGAGCGCATCAAGCGGTTCATCGAGGCGCAAGAGTCCGAGGCCATCACCAAGGCCATCAAGCATGAGCGCACGGCTGCGCTGGTCAAGACCATCACGAACGATCTCAGCAGCAACCTGGTTGACTGGATCATCCGCACCATCCTCTACCTGATTAGGGTGACACGATGACTACCAACACAGGCATGAACTGGCAGGCGGTGATGTGGCTGGCCATGTCAGCAATTACCGCAATGGAAACCGGGACGGAGCGTCACGTGTTGCTGGGTGTTGCGATGGTGGTCATGGCCATTGTCGCGTGGCGCACCGCCGGCAGCGGGCTGACCCGAAAGGAATCCGCAGAAATCCTCGACACGACCGCTGACATTCAGGACGTGCTGAAAGAAGGCCGCGATGAAAATTAACCGCGCCGGTCTGGATCTCATCAAGGACTTTGAAGGCCTACGGCTAGTCGGCTACCGCTGCACCGCCGGTATCCCCACCATCGGCTATGGCCACACGGGGCCGGAGGTCCGCGTCGGTCAGCGCATCACGCAAGCCCAAGCCGACGCCTACCTGGCCAACGATCTCACCCGCTTCGAGCGCGGCGTCCAGCAAGCCTTGGGCGACACGCCCACCACCGAAAACGAGTTTTCCGCGATGGTCAGCCTCGCCTACAACATCGGCTTGGGCGGCTTTGCTAAGTCCTCCATCCTGCGCCACCACAAAGCCGGTCACCGGCTCCGCGCAGCGGCCAGCTTCCTGCTCTGGGTAAAAGCCGCCGGCAAAACCCTTCCCGGCTTGGTCCGCCGCCGCAATGCGGAAAGGAAGTTGTACCTCTCATGAAAGACGAGTTCCTCACTCAAGTCATGATCGGCGTGCTGATTTCAGCCGTCTTTGCCTTGGGCCTGTCCGGCCTGCTGTATTGGATGCTGACGTGAAAGACCCGTATCACCAAATGATGGCCGAGGTGCTCGGGTACATGCTTTTTTTAGTCGTCTTTGTCATCGCCCTCGCGTTGGCCGCCTGCGCCCCGGTGCAGATCGCGCCGAATCTCAAGTTGCCCGAAGCCAAGGCTTGCCCGACCCTGGTGATGCCGCCCATCGGGCACGACTGCCTGCTCGATATTCAAGGCGACAAAGTGACGGCCAACGACTGCGGCGACACGCTGTTGCGGGGCTATGTGCGGGCGCGATCCTTGCTCAAACCGGCTGCGGCTGTCAGTTCAAACCCGCCCTAATCAACCACCCGGACGCAGGCTATGGCAACACTCTCACCATCGAGGCTATCGGACAGTCAGGACTCATGGCTCACCTCACTTGTGAAATGGATACGGAGCAGAACAATGACTGACTGGCTGAAGATTCTCGGCACGGTGATGGCGGCGGTCTTCGTCGTCTGGAACATGGTGCAACAGCACGAATACCGGCTCAATTTGCTGGAGTCCGGTTTTAAGGAACATTTGGACAAGCACGATGACCAGTATCGTGAAATCCAGAAATCACTCCGCGAGATTGATTTAACCCTGAGTCGGCTGACCGCCCCGCGCCCCTGATGGCCGATGACGCCGACCGCGCCCAGGAGTATCTCGACCGGGCCATGCGCCGGTATTACACGCGGCCCATCACGCCACACGCGCAATTCCGGCAGTCCACCGATTGCAATGACTGCGGCGATGATATTCCGCTCGCACGCTTGAAGATTTTCCCCTACGCCGTCCGCTGCGCTGAATGTCAGGGCTATTATGAGAAGGACCGTGGCTGATCCGATTGACGCGCTGGAAAGCATGATCTGCGACACCCTGCAAGCCGCCCAGGCTGACGGCATCGTGTCCGAAGTCCGCGCCAAAATACAGGCATGGCGCGTCAAGTTCGGCGGTGATGAAGTCTACATTGCCCGTCGCGCTCATCTGGTCAGGCAGGCCCGGATTGCCGAATTGGCCAGCAAGGGACTGACGCCTGCTGAAATATCCGCCCGTCTCGGGGTGACCCGGCAAACCGTCCATAACGCCCGCAAATCTTCCGCCATCCTGTAAAGCGTTTCCCCCTAAAACGCTTGACGCCTGCCGCGTAAAAAGTGCGGCATGGCATACACCCAAACCCAGCTTGACACCATTGAGGCGGCGATCGCTTCCGGCACCCTGCGCGTTGAAATCGACGGGCGGGTGGTGGTGTATCAATCGCTGGAGGCGCTGACCAAGCTCCGCGACCAGATGAAGGCCGAGTTGGGTGTCGCGTTGCCCGCAACGGCCCGTGGCCGCGCTTGGCGTCCGCTGACGAGCAGCGGGCTATGAGTGCCGTGATTGATTTCGTCAAGGTGGTGGCCGATAAGGTGGCCCCGCCGCGTCCGACGACCGAGGTTCGCCGCTACGATGGCGGCTCTCGCGCCCCCCGTCTCTCGAACTGGCTGGCTCCGGCAACCGATGCGAATGCCGCGATTCAGACCCCCGGCGCACTCCGCAACCGATCCCGCGATCTGGTCCGCAATAACCCGTGGGCGGCCAAAGGCATCGGCGTCATCGTCAACAACACGGTGGGTTACGGTATCCGCGCCCAACTCAAAGCGCCGAGCGCGTTACGCACCAGGCAAGCGCAAAGCCTGTGGAATGCCTGGGCAGAGACCACCGCTTGCGATGCGGACGGCATGCACGATCTTTATGGTCTGCAAGCCATTGCCATGCGCTCGCTGGCGGAATCCGGCGAATGCCTGATTCGCATGCGCTCCCGCCGTGCAGAAGACAACCTCCCGGTCCCGTTCCAGCTTCAGGTAATTGAACCGGATTTGCTGGTGGATGACCTCAGCGGCATCACTACCATTCAGCTTTCCGGTGCCGTCGGTAACAACGTCATTCAGCGCGGTATCGAGTACAACACGCTCGGTCGTCGCGTGGCGTATTACCTCTACAAAGTCCACCCCGGTTCTGACCTGATTAACCTCTCGCCTGCGCAATACACCCGCGTTCCCGCCGAGGACATCATTCACCTCTATCGGAAGGATAGGCCCGGCCAAGAGCGCGGCGTCCCGTGGCTGGCCTCCGTCATCGTCACCCTGCGTGAGTTGGGTATCTATGACGACGCCATGCTGAAAAAGGCGCAGATACAAAACCTGTTTGCAGGCTTCATGTACTCGGACGATCCGAGCGACATGGCTGACGAAATGGATGACGAAATCCCCGATCTGCAACCCGGCACCATCTACATGATGAAGAGCGGGCGGCGGATTGAGTTCTCCTCACC